ATCAACAGGGATATCAACAGTTAGTTGCATCCTGTGTTTATTTAAATTGTTTTTTCCAGGCCAGTCCACTATTGGAGCCCGAAAAAGAATTCTTTCCTGCGACCCCGGGTACACACCCGGATTCTAAAATCGTGCGCCGTCAGGTACTCATATGCCCTCCTCTTCCGCAAAAAGGTACTCCAGAAAGACTCCCATCCCGCATAATATACTATAAAATCAACCACTTAGCCCAATCGGCCAAAAAATAAAAAATGCTGTCGCGATGCAAAGTGTCTCAAAAGTGTCTTTTATTGGCCCTGGTTATCTGATCATATGAGTTTCGATAAAGTAAAATATCTTGACCTTCGTGGAATTTATGTGCCACAATATCCGGCGCGTGGTATTTGGAGGATGTATTTGGAGGATGCGATTGGAGGTGAGGTTTCGGTATGCCAGTGTCGTCGAAAGCCCAAAAGTCGGCAGGCAGGTATAATAAGGATAAGACGGATAAGCCCCTGTCTCAGCGGCAATTGAATAAGCTCATGGCGGAGAATAAGCGGAGGGCAAAAAGGGCTGTTCAGGATGCCATTATGTACAAGATCAACAATGGAATCCCGTTGACAAATGAGCTTGACTCGCTTTCTGCGGTTGTGGAGTACGGGAAGAAGAAGAGTCAGGTTGAGCTTGAGCAAATGAAGCAACTGGCCTCTCAAAGAGATTCTTCGGACCAGGTAGATCAATCGGATCAGGTAGGCTCGGAAGATCCATTAGATGATGACGATGATGCCTTCACCGACAAGGGGTTCGCTTCTCAGATGCTCAAGGATCTCCGGAAGGCGTATAAGTCTACGAAAGGTTCGAAGAAGCTCAAGACAATGATGGCGGATGATAAGAACTTCGCATTTTTCGTCAAGGAGCTATTGCGAATTGAAACCCAGGCTGCAACATCCAAAAATGGGAAAAATGGGGAAGGGAATGGCAATCGTCCGGCAGTGCTTGTGATTATTCGTGGGCTGGAGGATGAGTATAGGGTTGATGCTGCGCTTAACCTGTATAAAGAATCTCCAGCTACAAAACGTCAGGTTGATAAGTTATTGGACCCCGCAGGGAAAGGATCGGAGGCTGATGATGAACAGGGGGATGAGGTTACTATGGAGCATGCTGAAAATGACGCTGGCGAGGATAATCCGTTCAGACTTGGTGTGGAGAATGACATCGAGGAAGCTTCTGATCTATTTAAGGGTAGCAATCTGGATATATCTCCTGACAACCAGGATAAGGAAGACAATGCAGGTAGTAATGCTCAGCCAAACAGATCGGTTGATAATTCACGGGAAATCGAGGAAGCAGGAGTGCTGGAAGGTGCCGGAGGAGGCAAAATAATTCCAAAAGACAATACAACCAGGGATCTCGCACAGGACTGGTAAATAAAAAAGGAGGGCATGTAATGATGGAAGAGGTATTTATGGAAGGCAGAACGGTAGTGGAAGATGCAGTAGCGAAGAATATGCCAATGGATGGTATGGCGATGGCAGGCGGATCTCCGGCCGGCAATGTAATGAGGGTTGAGAAGACTGGGAAGGTGTTTGATTTCTATAATACGATCGATATCCCTGCGTTGATAGACGAGGTTTTTTCCGATGCCTACGAGGTATTTAGCCACAACATTTCCTTTTCCCCCGGCGACGTCATTGTCGATGCCGGCGCGAACGAAGGAGTGTTCAGCATCATGATGGCGAAAATGTTCCCGGATGCTACGGTTATTGCACTCGAACCAGTTGTAAATACATACAAGAAGATGGTTGCCAATATGCAGCTCAACGCTCCGATCAGCAACCTGAAAGCCTTCAACTTCGGGCTCGGAGGTGAGTCCGGGTACATGGATATGATCGTTTCTAAAGACCATACAGGAGGATCATCGAGCATTATAACCTTTGTCCCATCTGATCACATCAGGGTGCCTGTGCGAATTGTCACATTGGATAATTTGTTCAATATCGCCGGCATTGATAAGATCAAACTCCTCAAGATGGATATCGAGGGGATGGAATACGAAACCCTCTATGCATCAAAATCACTCAGCAAAATTGAATTATTTACCGGCGAAGTCCACATCAACGGCAAACTTGAATATCGAGGATTCCGGCCGGATGGGCTTTGTAACTGGTTAGGCCACAGGGTTAAGATTATCCATGTCAATGTATGCCCAATGGCTCAATAGGGAATGCGACGGATGAAGAAAACTATCCTAAATAAAAGGAGGCGAATATGGGATTCTTTGGATTATTGGGAAGCAAAAAGAAGAAGGGTGTTGAAATTAAGACAGTGCAGTCAGTGCAATCAGGCAACGACAGCAAGGTAGGGAGCCCTGGCGCCGTAAAGCAGAATGTGAATCAGCTTCAAAAGGCCATGCAAGATCGAAAAAAGGCTTTGGATTACTGAGGGTTGGATGTTGCGTAATAGAGAGGAGAGGGCGATATGATCAGCGGAATTAAATTAATTAGCGGTGTCGTGTTCAGGGAAGATGAGTTGGAGAGAGGGGCTGAAGGCTACGAGGAGTTGAAGCGGTCAATCGAGAAAACTCTTCAATATGAAATCTCTGATGCTGTTGCAAATTATGCAGTAGTGACGTCCGAAAAAGATCATGCCAATGGAACAACCAGGCACGAGATGTCGGTGTATGTGATGAGTAAATTTGGTCTTGACAACCTGGTAACTTACATAAAAGATTGTCTCGCTAATCACAAACCGATTGTTCTATGAGGCAACGTAAAATGAATTATATGGAGACTATCGAGACTATCCAGGAGATTGAAGACAAGAAAGCGAGGACGATGAATATGGATTTCCAGTATGCACTCACAGCCTTAAAGGAAGGATTGGCAGTCAGGCGGTCAGGATGGAACGGGAAGGATATGAGTCTGAAGCTGCAGACTCCGGGTGCAAACAGCAAAATGTCTCTTCCTTATATCTATATCGAATATCCTGTCGGTCATCCCGTTTACCCGGAAGGGGCCAGGTGTCCGTGGCTTGCGTCTCAAACTGATTTGCTCTCCGATGATTGGGAAATCGTAAGGGAGGCATAAGCAATTTAGTTACCTATCCAGAACAAGCAAACGAAAATACCAGGAGCTTAATTATGAATATTGCCGGAACCTAAACCTATTCAAATATCTTACGATTATTCAGATGCGCCGACTCTTCGCAACTTTGCCTTGTCGAACAAAAGGTACCGGTCTGTCATGGGACCGTTTGGATCAGGCAAGTCATCTGCCTGCGTTATGGAGATTATCCGTCGCGGTCATATGCAAGCTCCTTCTGCAGATGGCATCCGTCGAACACGTTGGGCTGTAGTACGCAACAGTTATATGCAGCTCAAGGATACAACAATAAAGACGTTTCAGGATTGGTTTCCTCCCACTCTATTCGGCGATTACAGCATTACTAACCACACCCAATACATCACAGCCTTCCCGGGTGTTAATATCGAGGTAATGTTTAGAGCCCTCGACCGTCCGGACCAGGTAGCCAACCTTCTCTCTCTCGAACTTACAGCGGCTTGGTTTAACGAAGCTCGCGAAATCCCCTCTACCATCATCGACGCCATGGACGGTCGTATCAATCGATATCCTTCCATGCGCGATGGCGGTGCTTCCTGGTGTGGCATCATTCTCGATTCTAACCCGCCTGACGATCAGAGTTGGCTTTATCGCATGCAGGAAACTGTAAAACCATCGAATTGGGCAGTTTTTAAACAACCATCCGGACTCTCTGTACATGCAGAAAATACAAAACATTTAGCTCCTGGTTACTACAGGGAGTTGGCCAAGGGAAAGACGGAGATGTATATCCGGATATACATCCATGGGCAGTACGGGTATCTCGTTACTGGTAAACCGGTGTTTGAATCGTTTGTCGATAATGTCCATGTGGCGCCCCGGGTGCTTGAACCCGAAAAGGGTTTAGAAGTGATACTGGGGTTCGACTTCGGTCTACAGCCGGCATGCACCATAGCCCAAGTGACTCACCTTGGCCAACTCCGCATTTTAGACGAATTGGTTTCTGATGGCATGGGGATAAAGCAGTTTTGCAAGTTTCAACTTATCCCATTGCTTAGGAAGAAGTATTTTGGCTTTAAGTTTGTGGGATTTGGCGATCCTGCTGGAACTCAACGATCCCAAACAGACGAATCGACATGTTTCGATGTTCTCCATTCCCCAGAGATAGGATTATACAACATTATCGAAGCCCCAACCAATGCAATCGTTCCAAGAGTCATGGCTGTTGAAGACTTTTTAAACGGCATGTACAAAGGCGAACCCAACTTCCTTCTCTCTCCTCACCTAAGATATCTACGGAAAGCGATGAATGGAGGCTACCACTACGAACTTGATCCAAAGAGGACTTCCGGCGCCAATGAATACAAACTGATGCCGGTCAAAAATTTCTATTCCCACATTGCAGACTCGCTCGAATACTGTTGCATGTATATATCAGAGGGAGTGCTTGCGAAAACAAAAGTTCAGCAATTGCTTAGTCAGATAGGGCCGGTTGCGTCTCGCCAACCGATGTCTCGTTTAGCAGGATATTAAGGCGATATTAAGGTTATATTCTGGCAATCGCCAAAACGTAGCATAAACAGTTAAACAGCAGCAAAGGAGGTCAATATGCCAGATCCAATCAAAAAAGCATTGTCTGAGAGTAAGCGTGATTCCGACGTAATGATCAGTTTCGGTTACAGGCTGTATAATCAATTTTGTCTCAATAGAGGATATCGTCGGGCAAAAGAAATGGAATGGGTCGAAAGCCTCCGTCAATACAAGGGCCTATATGACCCAAGCACCAAGCGCAATATAGCTGCCGGCTCATCCCAGGTATATCCCAAGATAACTCGATCCAAAATCAATATCGTTCTTTCCCGTCTCCACGAAATGCTATTTCCGGAAACTGACAAAAATTGGGAAATCGGTACGACTCCTGAACCAAAGATTTCTAAGAAACAAATGATGCTTGTTGCCGAAGAGTTACTTGCGGAGAAGGAAGATGGATCGGGCTTGACCATCGATGAGCTTACAACCGGAATCATAAAGTTTGCCAAATCCCGTTGCGAATCCATGAGCATTGTTATCGACGATCAGCTAACCGAAATGCTTTACAGTGAAGAATGTAAAAAAGTTCTCCGGTCTGCTCTCATGTACGGTACCGGAGTCATGAAAGGTCCTCTTATTGCCAAATCCACCATCAGGCGCTGGGAGCAGGAGCCAGGCGGTACATTTGAAGAGATAGAAGAAGAGCTGGAAAAACCGTTTTATGAATTTGTCCGTATATGGGACTGGTATCCAGATATGACGGTAACGGATACCAGTAAATCTGAGGGGTTTTTTCAGCGTCATCTCCTTACCAAGCATGATCTTCGCGAATTAGTAGGTCGTACAGATTTTTATTCGGACATTATAAAGCGTATTCTTGTCCAACATCCCGATGGAAACTATGTTCCGGAAAACTGGGAAACGGACTTGCAGGTTATTGAGGTAGAGGCAGGATCTTCCGAATCCCCCAATCCATTTACCTCTTCTACGGCCGCTGCTTCCGATGACGCAAATCGTTCATCCAATCGTCAAATAGGAAAAAAGTATGAAGCTCTTGAGTATTATGGATATATTGATGGCCATGATCTTGAAGCCTGCGGAGTTAATGTTGATGATCCCACCTTGGAATACACTGCGATTGTCTGGATTATTGCGAATTTACCGGTAAAGGTTGCTCTGCTCGACGGCGCCCTGAATATGTATAAGGTATTCTATTACGAGAAGGA